AAGACCCCTCACTGCTGAAGGGTGGAGACACTGTGCTAGTACACGATACCCAGTTTGTCACAAAGGAGCGTGTGCTTACAGATAGCTTCTTTACCACATGCTACGACACGATTGTTATGGAGGATAGCTTTGTATACACCAAGGTGATCCGAAGGGACAATGTAATTAAAGTTTACACCAAGTGTAAGTCAGATACCATACGTGTTACCACCAAGATCCCTTTCAGCTTGCCACCAACAGTATCGTACAAGAACGATCCTTTCTGGAAATCTTTGGCAATTGGCTTCGGTACCTTGTTATTGTTAATTATTATCCTTAGATTTGTACTTAAATGAAATCATTAGAAACACAAGAATTAGAATCGCTTAGATCTTTGAGCTCAAAGGTAAAGAACCTAAAGGAAGAGATCGCTGACATTGAGGTAAACTTGTCTCGCTTGAACAACCGTAAGCCTGCTCTTATCTTTGATATTGAGAACACCGCTGAGGAGTTGACAAGCCTGCAAGGAGAATTGCAAGAGAAGTACGGTAACGTTGTTATCGACCTAAACACAGGAGAAATAAAAGATGGGCAATATTAATAACTATACGGTAGACAACTCTTTAGTTGGTACCGAGAAACTTTTGATGTCTAACACACCCGCCGGTGGTGCGACAAATAACACGACCGTTGATGCGGTTGCTGTCTACACATTCGGAGCGGGAGCTCCTAAAGTTACACAAGCTCAGAGACTCGCTATCGTATCTCCAGTTGTCGGTCAGTTGGTTTACCAGACAGACGCAACTGAAGGAACGTATCAGTACAAGTCTACGGGCTGGGTTGCGTTATGATCGTAAGGAAGGTATCTATAGGCCAGGACTACAAGTCTGATGCCATGCACTACGTGCTTGGTCAGGACGTGCTGCGTGGCGAGTACAAGATATCTCTCATGCTATTAAAGGACGACGGTACCGTAGCCGTTTGGATCAAGAATGCCTCTGGTATGATGCTTTGGAAGACCTTCAACAGCAACATGCCAATCTCAATCGAATACGATATAGACTTTTAAATAAAATGAAATCACCGCTCTACTTTGTGGTAGAGCCTGTTGGCGACAAGCTTTACGACAGCACAACAGATTACGGGCTCATACTGAGCTCATCAAAGGAGGACCACACGGCAACCAATCGATTTGCTACGGTCATCGCCACTCCGATCGGTTACACTGGGGAGATCGTTCCCGGTGACACACTCATGGTACACCATAACGTGTTCAGAAAGTACTTCGATGTACGCGGAAAGGAGAAGTACGGCCCCTCTCACTTTAGGGACAGCACCTTCTTCATCGACTTCGACCAGTTCTTTTTGTATAAGCACGAAGACGTCTGGAAGGCGCCGCACCCGTACTGCATGGTAAAGCCATTGGAGAATGATAACTCCACTATTATCAAGAGTACTGACATGGAGGCACCGCTGGTCGGGATCCTCAAGTACGGAAACGAGTACCTTTACTCTAAGGGGCTCAAGGACGGTGACATGATCAGTTTCCAGCCGGAGAGCGAGTACCCGTTCACGGTGGACGGAGAGAAGCTGTACCGGATGTTTAGCAAGAACATATGCGTGGCACTATGACCGAGAAAGAATTCAAGGAAAAGATTATAGAGGCCGCAGAGAAGGCTATACACGAGCTGATTGCAGTGGCAAAGGAGCCGATCCTGAATAATAACTCAGAGACTGACCTGTCTGCAGACAAGCTGAAGAACGCTGCTGCCACCAAGAAGCTGGCCATCATGGACGCATTCGATATCCTCAAGAGGATACAGGAGGAGCGAAACATGCTAGAAACGCCGGAGGCCAAGGTATCTGCCTCTGTAGAGACCAAGAAGGGATTTGCAGAAAGATTCTCTAAATGAGCAGGCTGTACGAGGTTTTAAAGGATCCTATACCAAAGGATGTATTGACCAAGGGCAACAAGGCAGGCTCTTGGGAGTACGGCTATAACCCCAAGTACGACATGATCGTCATATCCAAGGACGGGACAATCGGACCGGTCTACGAGATCAACGGACTAAAGATAGCGCTGCCGTTTCCAAAGCATGTAGAGGACCGCGGGGGCAAGTGGGTACCACAAGAATATCCAAAGGAGCTTTCCAAGCTAAAGACAATATTCGACTGGAACAAGTACGACAACCAGTTCAAGGGGAAGTGGGTAGACTATATCGAGACAGAGTTTGACAGAAGAGAGCACGGATTCTGGTTCCTCAACAAGAAGCAAAAGACATATATTACCGGTACTCACTACATGTACCTCCAGTGGACAAAGATCGATATCGGTCTGCCGGAGTTCCGTGAGTCTAACCGCATATTCTTCATTTACTGGGAGGCCTGCAAGGCAGACACAAGGTGCTTCGGCATGTGCTACCTCAAGAACAGGCGTTCTGGATTCTCATTTATGAGCTCATCCGAGCTAGTGAACATTGGTACCATCACAAAGAATGCAAGGCTCGGTATCCTGTCCAAGACCGGATCCGATGCCAAGATCATGTTCACGGACAAGGTCGTCCCTATATCTACAAATTACCCGTTCTTCTTCAAGCCGGTCCAGGACGGTATGGACAAGCCTAAGACGGAGCTCGGATTCCGTGTTCCTGCGTCTAAGATCACACGCAATAACATGGACAAGAACGAGGAGGACATCGAGGGCCTCGACACGTCCATCGACTGGAAGAACACTGCAGACAACTCTTACGATGGAGAGAAACTGAAGCTGCTCATTCATGACGAGAGTGCGAAATGGACACCACCAAACAACATCGAGACCAACTGGCGTGTGACAAAGACCTGTCTTCGTTTGGGTTCTAGGATCATCGGCAAGTGCATGATGGGCTCTACCTCTAACGCCATGGACAAGGGTGGTTCTGGATACAAAGTACTTTACAATGACTCCGACCCAAGGAAGCGAAGTCAGAACGGTCAGACAAAGAGCGGGCTGTACGGGCTATTTATCCCAATGGAGTGGAACTTCGAGGGATTCATCGACGAGCATGGATGGCCGGTACTAGAGAAGCCGGAAGAGCCGATCAAGGGTATAGACGGTGGATGGATATCCAACAGCGTTGTCGACTACTGGGAGAACGAGGTACAGTCATTGAAGTCTGACTCGGACGCACTGAACGAATTCTATCGTCAGTTCCCACGCACGGAGTCTCACGCATTCCGTGACGAGAGCAAGCAGTCTCTGTTCAACCTGACCAAGATATACCAGCAGATCGATTACAACGACTCCATGATCAAGGGCCAGATGATTACCCGTGGCAACTTCCACTGGAAGAACGGAGAGAAGGACAGCGAGGTTGTGTGGACACCGGAAAATACCGGCAGGTTCTACATCTCTTGGTTCCCTGACAAGCCTAACAATGTCATCGACATTAACGGAAGGAAGAAGCCGGGCAACGAGCACATGGGAACATTCGGATGCGATCCTTACGATATCTCGGGTACCGTAGGTGGGGGTGGATCTAACGGATCACTGCACGGGATGACCAAGTTCCACATGGACAGCGGTCCGTGCAACCAGTTCTTTCTGGAGTACATCGCAAGGCCACAGACCGCGGAGATATTCTTCGAGGACGTTTTGATGGCGTGTGTCTTCTATGGAATGCCGGTACTGGCGGAGAATAACAAGCCAAGACTACTTTATCATTTCAAGAACAGAGGATACAGAGCGTTCGCTACTAACAGGCCCGACAAGCCCATTGCGAAGCTCTCTAAGACAGAGATAGAGATCGGGGGCATACCCAACACCTCCGAGGACATTAAGCAGGCTCACGCATCGGCTATCGAGAGTTACATCGAGCAGCACGTGGGAATAGACATGGAGGGAACTTACCGTCCGTCGGACGAAATGGGCGTGATGGCATTCACTAGGACACTTGAGGACTGGGCCAGATTTGATATCAATAACCGTACAAAGCACGATGCTTCTATTAGTTCTGGACTTGCAATTATGGCTAACCAAAAACACTTATATTTAAAGGCCGTACAGAAGTCGAAAATAAGCGTTAAATTTGCACAATACGATAACAAAGGCTCCGAAAGCCAGTTGATAAGATAATGACAGAACCAACCATTGCAATAAGCCCAAGCAGCTTCCCAACTCAGTTGGCCACTGATGCCGAAAAGGCCTCAAAAGAGTATGGCCTAAAGATAGGAAGTGCTATTCAGTACGAGTGGTTTCGCAGAGATGCGGGTTCTTGCCGTTTCTACAACCAGTGGACAGAGTTTCACCGCCTGCGTTTGTACGCCCGTGGTGAGCAGTCTGTCGAGAAGTACAAGAAGGAGATGTCATTCGACGGAGACCTTTCGTACTTGAACTTATCTTGGACCCCGGTCCCAATCATACCCAAGTTCGTTGACATCGTTGTCAACGGGATGGCAGACAGAAACTTCAGCGTAAAGGCCGTTGCACAGGATGCGATGGCCGCTGAAAAGAGGTCTCAGTTCCAGGACATGATTGAGGGCGACATGGTTGCAAAGGACTTCTTGCTCCAGACAAAGGAGCAGTTCGGCGTAGACGCTTTCAACACAGACGTTGAAAACTTGCCATCTACCGACGAGGAGTTGCAGCTTTATATGCAATTAAATTACAAGCCTAGCATCGAGATTGCCGAAGAAGAGGCGATCAACACGATCCTAGAGCAGAACAACTATGCAGACATTAAGAAAAGAATCAACTATGACTTGGCAGTGCTGGGTCTGGGTGGGGCAAAGCACAACTTTTTGCCCGGGGCAGGTGTTAAGGTCGAGTACGTTGACCCGGCCAACCTGGTCTACAGTTACACCGAGTCACCAACATTTGACGATTGCTTTTACTATGGTGAGGTAAAGCAGGTCCCGATCACTGAGCTGATCAAGATCAAGCCTGACATTACCAAGGAAGAGATGAACGAGATTTCTAATCTAGGTTCAGCTTGGTACAACTACTATGGTATCATGCGCCCTTACAGAGACGATATCTTCTCTAAGGACAATGTTACGCTTCTTTATTTCAACTACAAGACAGACAAAAAATTCGTATACAAGAAGAAGTTCTTGGACAACGGAGGAGAGCGTGTTATCCGCAAGGACGAGAACTTTAATCCAGAGGTAACTCCAGAGGACAGGTTCGAGAAGGTAGAGAAGAGAATTGACGTTTGGTACGAGGGTATCCTTGTGATGGGATCGAACCACTTGATCAAGTGGGAACTTTCCAAGAACATGGTAAGGCCAAAGTCTGCGTCTCAGTACGCATACTCTAACTACGTGATGTGTGCTCCACGCTTGTACAAGGGCGTTGTCGAGTCATTGGTACGCAGGATGATATCATTCGCCGACCTGATTCAAATGACTCACCTTAAGCTGCAACAGGTCCTTACTAAGATCGTCCCAGATGGTGTATTCATCGATGCTGACGGACTTACCGACGTTGACCTAGGCAATGGTGCCGCTTACAACCCAGAGGACGCTCTACGCATGTACTTCCAGACTGGTAGTGTTATCGGTAGAAGCTACACCTCTGACGGTGAGTTCAACAATGCACGTGTTCCAATTCAAGAGCTAAACTCTAACTCTGGTCAGGCTAAGATTTCTAGCTTGATCGGTACATACAACCATTACCTGTCTATGATCAGGGACGTTACAGGACTCAACGAGGCCCGTGACGGTTCTATGCCATCCTCTGACGCACTAGTTGGTGTTCAGAAGTTGGCAGCCGCTAACTCAAATACTGCCACGAGGCACATCCTTGACGCAGCTCTATTCATCACAAGAAGGCTATCTACCTGCGTGTCTGGCCGTGTGTCTGACATCTTGGAGTATGCTGACTTCCGTGAGGAGTTCGCTAACCAGATCGGCAAGTATAACGTGCAGATCCTAGAGAGTATCAAGGACCTTTACTTGCATGACTTTGGTATCTTTATCGAGGTATCTCCAGACGAGGAAGAGAAGCAACAGCTCGAGGCCAATATCCAGATGGCACTATCTAGAGACCAGATCGGTCTAGAGGATGCAATCGATATCCGTGAGATCAAGAACTTGAAGCTTGCCAACCAATTATTGAAGGTCAAGCGCAAGGAGAAGGATAAGAAGGAGATGGAGAAGCAGCAGCAGATATCTCAGTTCCAGTCGCAGGCAAACATCGAGGCCGCTAACGCTACAGCTCAGGCCAAGATGCAGCAGATCCAAGCCGAGACTCAGTCTAAGATCGAGATCAAGAGGGCAGAGGTTCAGTTCGACGTGGAGAAAATGCAGCAAGAGGCACAGATCAAGTTAGGCCTTATGCAGCAGGAGTTCCAGATGAACATGCAGCTAAAGGGCGTAGACATGCAGGGGCTAACCGAAAAGGACAAGATGAAGGAAGAGGCAAAGGATAAACGAGTATCTTTACAAAATACACAGCAATCAAAGTTGATCGAGCAAAGAAAAAACAACTTGCCACCGGTAGACTTCGAGTCGAATGAGGACACCCTTGATGGCTTTGACCTAGCGTCATTTGAGCCAAAATAGTGTGTCACATTTATTCGTAAATTTGTGACCAAATAATTAAATCTAATATGACAAACGAATTTAAAGTGCGTTCTGTCTCTTTCGATGACGAGAAATCCGTTCAAGAAATCGAGGCACAACTGCTAAAGGAACACGAAGAGAAGAATGGCATCTCTTCAGAGGAAACGCCAGTAGAGACCACAGTGGTGGGATCGGATGGCACGATTGAAAAAGAAAGTGTCGAAGAGACTCCGGGGGCAACCTCAAGAGAATTGGAAGACACAGACGTTCTTACATATCTTAAAAATCGGTACAACAAGGAGATCAACTCAGTAGACGAGTTGTTTTCCGCAAGAAAAGAGGCCGAGGAATTGCCGGAGGACGTGTCAGCATTCTTGAAGTTCAAGAGAGATACGGGCCGTGGATTCGAAGACTTTGTTAAAATTAACAAGGACTACGATGCAGTTCCCGCCAATGATTTGTTAGTCGAGTATCTTAAGCAGACTAATCCTGACCTAGACGATGAGGACATCAAGTTCGAGGTTGAGAGCAGGTACGCTTATAACGAAGACTACGACGACGCCAAGGAGGTGAAGTCAAAACAGATCGCAATGAAAAAAGATCTTGCCAAGGCCAAAGAGTACTTTAATAAACAGAAAGAACAGTACAAGCTTCCTCTTGAGTCAAGAGAAGGCTTTGTTCCAGAAAATGAAAAAGGTAACTACGAGGCTTTCAAGAAGTATTCCAAAGAGACCGAGGAAATGCAAAAGCAGCAGATGGAGCGCTCAGAGTTCTTTGCAAAGAAGACAGAAGAAGTCTTCAACGACAAGTTCAAAGGTTTTGAATTCAATGTCGGTGAGGGTGATGTATCTTTCAAACCTAGCAATCCCGAACAAATGAAGAAAGCTCAGTCTGATGTAAGCCAATTTATTGGATCGTTCTTAGATGAGAATGGTTTTATTAAAAACGCTGAAGCATATCACAAGTCAATTGCTGTTGCAATGAACCCAGACAGCTTTGCCAAGTTCTTTTACGAGCAAGGAAAAGCATCTGCCATCGATCAAGTAAGCAAGGAGTCTAAGAATATCCAGATGGATATCAGACAGACACCGCAGCCTACCGCGACAGGTGGATTCAAAGTAACTGCACTCGACAACGACCACGGTTCTGGACTACGTATAAAAACACGTAACTAAACAAAAAAAACTAAAAAACTAAACTATGGCTGGATCAGTTCAAGTGAGTCCCGGGTTTGCTATAACCCCCTCATCCGTCAAGGCAACATTGCCTTCTAACTACATTACCAACTTCGATTTCTTAAACCAGTATCTTCCTGATACCTACGAGAAAGAATTCGAGCGTTACGGTAATCGCTCTATCGCATCTTTCTTACGTCAAGTAGGAGCTGAGATGCCTTCTAACTCTGACCTTATCAAGTGGGCAGAACAAGGTCGTTTGCACACCAAGTATACAAGCTGTACTTCCGCTGCTGCCGCTACTTCTGACACCGCTACTTGGACAGTTGCTGATGCTGGTATTACTGCATGTAACTTCCGCGTTGGTCAAACCGTATTCTTGTCTCGTAACGCTGCTGGTACCCAAAGCGATAAAGCTATCATCACCGCAGTATCTGGATTGACTTTCACTGTAGCTTACTACGCTGCTGGTGGTCAAACCATCCCTGTATCAACTACTTCTACTGCATTCGTTTATGGTTCTGAATTCAAAAAAGGAGCTAACGGTATGTCTGGTTCTTTGGAGGCTGAAGATAGTTTCTTCGACAACTCTCCTATCATCATCAAGGACAACTACGAAGTATCTGGTTCTGACATGGCTCAGATCGGATGGGTAGAAGTTACTACTGAAAATGGTGCAACTGGATACTTGTGGTACATCAAGTCTGAGCACGAAACTCGTTTGCGTTTCGAAGACTACATGGAAATGGCCATGGTAGAAGGTGTTCCTGCTGAAACCGCTTCTGGTGCTATCGCAGTAACTGGTGATGTTGGTAACAAAGGAACTAAAGGTTTATTCTACACAGTTGAACAGCGTGGAAACATTTGGGCTGGTGGAAATCCAAGTACTTTGGCTGACTTCGATGCTATCATCCAACGTTTGGACAAGCAAGGTGCTATCCAAGAGAACGTATTGTTCTTGAACCGTAACTTCAGCTTCGATATCGATGATATGTTGGCTGCTCAAAACAGCTACGGTGCTGGTGGAACTAGCTACGGTTTGTTCAACAACGACGAGAAAATGGCCTTGACTTTGGGCTTCTCTGGATTTAAGCGTGGATATGAGTTCTACAAGACTGATTGGAAATACTTAAACGATGCTACTCTTCGTGGTGGTATCAATGGTGGTGAAATCAACGGTGTATTAGTACCTGCTGGTTCAACTAATGTTTACGATCAAGTTATGGGTAAGAACGCTAAGCGTCCATTCTTGCACGTTCGTTACCGTGCTAGCGAAACTGAGAATCGCAGATACAAGACTTGGATCACAGGTTCTGCTGGTGGCGCTGCTACTAGTGACTTGGATGCAATGAAAGTTAGTTTCTTGTCTGAGCGTGCATTGTGCACCTTGGGCGCGAACAACTTCTTCTTGTTCAAGACTGCTTAATCTTAAATAGGTTATCACACACAAGGGGTGGGTACAATGTACTCACCCTTTTTGTTTATATTTGTACCAACAATTAAATCTACTTATGATAAAATCTACAAATGAGCTTAAGGACAGGGTATTTGTCCTTACCTCCAGCACCTCCCCGTTAACTTATGTGTTGCCATCTCGTAACACTAAAAGATTTTCACTGCTCCACTTCGATGGAAAGACTAACCGTGCTCTTCGCTATGCAAGAAACCAAAAGTCTGTATTTGAAGACGAACAAGACGACAATGCAATTGTCGAGCCTGTTGTCTTTGAAGATGGAGCCTTGGTAGTTCCAGCAAACAATCCTCTTTTGTCACAGTTCTTGGATATCCATCCATTAAATGGCCAGATCTTTATGGAGTTGAATCCAGAAAAAGAGGCTATGATCGACATCGAGGACATGAATGTAGAGCTAGACGCTCAGATCTCCGCTAGAAATATGGACCTAGATACCATGTTAGCTGTAGCTAGATTGGTTTGGGGGCCTGTAGTTGACACAATGACTACTCCAGAGTTGAAGAGAGACATCTTGTTGTACGCAAGAGAGTATCCAATTCAGTTGCTAGAGATGTTGAACGACCCATCATTGACCGAGACAGCTTTAGCCTCTAAGGCGCTTTCTGAGGGCTTGTTTGGTATGCGTAACAATAACCGTGAGATCTGGTTTAACATGACCGGAAACAAGCGTAAGTTGATGAACGTGCAGCAGGGCGAAGACGCTGTGTATGTTTTGACTGCATACTTAGAGTCTGCTGAAGGGAAAGAAGTATTAGAGATGGTGAAGTCTAAGTTATCATAATTATACGTATATTTGTTGTATGGAAAAATTTTTAAGCATCCCAGTTACTAGCGAACAAAATCAGCTAGTTCAGGCTACAGGAATCATTTTGATTGAGCAAGCCTCTACAACTACAGTTACTATCGTTTACGGTGGTGGCAAAGTGGTTACACTTACACATGCTACTGCTGGTGCAGGAGACGAGACACAGCGTGACGCAATTCAAAATTCCGTAGTTGCTGCTTTGCAGACTCCTTGGACTTATGTTGCATACACTGTATCAGGTCTTCCATACGCAGTTAGCGGAATTACCGTAGCGTAAACATCAAGACTATTTAAAACTAAGGCCATCTCGAGAGGGGTGGCCTTTTTTTGTTATCTTTGTGAGAACATGATTAACACGGTTAGAAATACTGTTATGGCTATCATAAACAAGGACAACAACGGTTATATTACACCGGATGAGTTCAACTTGTTTGCCAAGCAGGCTCAGCTAGAGATATTTGAACAACAATTTTACGATTACACTAACTGGGTTAATAAAAGAAACGCCAGAATGGCCAACGATGGCTACTCAGATATTCAAAAACAAATTGCAGAAAAAATTGATAGATTTAGTGAGCAAGCGACTCTTACGTATAATTCTGGTGCCGGCGCTTTTCCTGCACCTTCTAATTCTTATTTTGTTAACGTTCTACTTTACGCTAACAAAGAGATTGAGTACGTGGCTCACACCAAAATTATGAACCTTATCTCGTCAAACTTGACGGCTCCCACTACATCGTACCCTGCGTACTATGAGAAGGAGAATTTTTATTATGTATATCCGAGCACAATCCAAACGAATGTCAGCGCTCTGCACGTTCGCTATCCTGTTGATCCTAAGTGGACATACTCTGTCGTGTCAGGGTCGCCTATATTCAACCAGTCAGCTGTTGACTATCAAGACTTTGAGCTTTCGGAAAGCTCACAAAACGACTTAGTCTTCAAGATCCTTTCATACGCTGGTGTTAATATCCGTGAGGCCGATGTGGTTCAGTTCGCAATGGCCGGAGAAAACGCAGAGTCAACCAAGCAATCATAATGGCATATATAAGCAATCAACAATACTACTCAGACCCCAATAATAATGGGGAGTACCAGTATGTCAGCCTTGCTGACGTGGTTAATAACTTCATGCTTATGTATGTTGGTGACGACAAGTTGATCGGAACCGTGAACAGGTACAATGTACTGTTCTACGCAAAGCGTTCTATACAGGAACTCAACTACGATGCGGCTAGGAATGTTCGTGTCCTTGAGTTTAGGATTGGCCCAGATCTTAAGTTGATACTGCCACCTGACTACATTAACTACGTTCGTATCTCATTGGAGAACGAGGGCGTGTTATTCCCGTTACTAGAGAGCAAGACCGTAAACTACGCACAGACATACCTAAAGGACTCTAGTGACAATATCCTATACGATCAGAACGGAGAGGTGCTTACGGGCACGTCTGAGCTTGACATAAAGAGAATCCAAGGCGGAACGCAGTCATTGTTCACCGGCGACGCTTGGGCAAACGGAAGATATGGATGGCTTGTAGATGGCTATTGGTACTTTAACTATGACTTGGGCGGATACTTCGGCCTGAACGGAGAGACTGCCAACGGTAATCCGAACTTCAGAATCGATCAAGGCTCTGGCGTGATTAACTTCAGCTCTCAGATGTCTGACCAGTTATTGGTGATGGAGTACATCTCCGATGGTCTTGAGAACGGTGACGACTCATTGGTCAAGGTAAACAAGCTTGCCGAGGACTTCATGTATAGCTATATCAAGTGGTGTATTTTAAACAATCGTGTTGGAGTACAGGAGTATATCGTTCGTAGAGCGAGAGAAGAGAAGTCAGCCCTTCTTCGCAACGCAAAGATTAGGATGAGCAACTTGCACTCTGGTAGATTGTTGATGGTATTACGGAATCAATCTAACTGGATTAAATAATGCAAATAACAAGGTCGCTGGTATCCGGCATAATGAATAAGGACCTAGACGAGCGTCTAGTTCCAAACGGGCAGTATCGTAATGCTCTTAACATAACCGTAGGAACCTCTGAGGACGCCGGTGTTGGCGCTGTAGCTAACGAGCTAGGTAATACACAGGTGAGCGGACTAGCTGCCGCTGCGACTGCTTTTTCTGGAAGTGCATTCTCTTTGGCCGGGGCCAAGACGATTGGCTCTATAGCTGTCCCTGCCGAGTTCTTAATCTTCTGGTTTGTAAAGGCTGTTACGGGAAACATCATTGCATCTTACAATTCACAGACAGGCCTTACATCCATTATTGCAATGGACACTAGAGGCGGATCTAGCAATGTCTTAAACTTCAATTCTGAATACTTAATCACTGGTGTAAATTACATTAGTGGTCTATTATTCTGGACAGACAATTTAAACCCACCTAGGAGGGTTGATACAAAGGCTTTCTACGCTTACAACAACTTCACAGAGGAGAGTATAAACGTAATTGTAAAGCCACCACTGGCTGCACCTACATTGGTCTTTAGAAATGACTCTAACGCATCAAACAATATCAAGGACAAATTCTTGTACTTCGCTTACAGGTACAAGTACATGAACAACGAGTACTCTTCTTTCTCTCCGTTCTCTGTTGTTGGATTTGAACCAAGTGTATTTACATTTGACTATGGGACTGGTGTAAACAAGTCAATGCAGAACACATACAACCTTATAGATATTTCTTTTTCTATTGGCGGGTCAAACATAAAAGAGATCCAGTTGTTATTCAAGGACGCAGCTAGTACTAATGTTAACGTAATTGAGAACTTGGTAAGGGCGGACTTGGTATTGAATAATATCCAAGGTGTTACATTTTCTGGAACCAATGCTACATTCTCTGGATTTTCCAATAACAAAGTATATGGCGTATTGCCGTCAAACCAACTAACAAGACTATTTGACAACGTTCCATTAAAGGCAAAGGCTCAAGAGCTAATTGGCAGCCGAATTATCTACGGAAACTATACGCAGTTTTACAACATTGTATCCATAGCTGGAAAGGGAATTGTTCCGAATTACTCTGTAAGTGTTGTTAGCGAGAGTAAGCTTAATATAGGGTATGTTGTAAACACGCCGGTAAAGACGCTTCACTCTGACAGAGACTACGAGGTTGGCATATCTTATATGGACGACTACGGTAGAATGAGCACCGTATTGACATCGACTACAAACACAGCAAGTGTTTCATCGGCAAATTCAGATACAAGCAATTACTTAAAGGTTAATATAATAAGCGAGGCTCCCGCATTTGCTACGAAGTATAGGATATTTGTAAAGCAAGCAAAGGGACAGTACTACACTATATTCCCCAACATTTTTTATACCGAGGGAATTTATACGTATTTTATGATCAACGAGTCTGACGTGGACAAGGTTCACGCCAACGACTACATAGTGTTTAAGGTTAATCCAAATGGAATTACGTATAGCAATACAGAGTTTAAAGTCCTTGATGTAGTCGTAAAAGCAAAGGACTTTTTAAATAATAAAAAAGGACAGATATCTGGCGTATACATGAAGGTAAAGACCGACGGAAATACTGCATTTTCTGCGACTAATCTAATTGTAAACAAAACAACAAGCAGAGGGGCTAACTCTGCAAAAGCTTCTTTGTATGGGGCAATTTTTCCATGCGCACTAAGCGATCCAGCCGCAATACCAATACTTAATACTCATTCTTTTACTGAAGACCCTGTTTTTTACGGGACTGGCACAAATGACTTGGCTGTTGTAAATAAATCAGAAAGCGTATCGGTAGATAGGCGTATAAGAATTGAAATTGATGGAAGAAACGCATCTGGTATAGATACCTTTAAAGTCTCAGTTCTTTCTACAGATGTTTCCGGAGCATCTCTCTTTCAAAATATTGCAATTACGGGAGCAAATCAAGTAATATCATCTGGTACAAAAACTTTATGCACAATCAGGTTTGCCAAAACAACTGGACATACAATTGGTGATTCTTGGAGAATAAATCAAAGATCTAGATGGGGAAATTCTTCTTCTAGAACTATTTTTGATGGCCCACTATTGTTTTTAGGAGAATTAAATAATTTTGGTGGTGTTGCAATAGTCCCTAAAAATGTTACTACTATTAGTGGCGGAGCTGTTATTACTATTAAAATAAACGAAACAAGAGTTGCCGGAGGAGAGGGCCAACCAGAACAGACTTTTATCTCGTCAAGAGATTATATAAATATTGAGGAGTGGTTTTTTGAGGATTCTATATACGAGCAGTTCTCAATGACCGCTAGGAATCAAAATCAAGGTGCACAGACAGTATTCTTTAGAAGGTGTAGCAATTATATAGACGTTCAAGCTGGAGGTCAATCTTGTAGCCA